GCAACGCCCTCGTTCCGATCCCTACGATCATCAGCTTTGATGAGTTCAACGACCACCTGTTTGACTGGTGTGAAAAGGACGCTGAACGTCCGCATTACCAGCGTGGTGTTACGATACAGAGCCTTTGGGAAGATGAAAAACCGAAGCTGTTAATGCTCCCCGAAGTACCCTACAACGTATTCAGCTATGAATCGCTCAGAGTCAGCAAGACAGGCTTTGTCTGCATTGATACGAATAAATACGGGCTTTCTCCCGAACTTCATGATGAAACTGTACAGGCTAAGATCTTCTATGATAAAATCGAATTTTATCATGATCATGCTCTTGTTGCTTCATACCGCCGCTGTTACGGCAAAAACGAGGAGCTTATGGACTGGACGCAGTACGTCAGGACGCTGTGCAAAAAAACCGGCGCAGCCGAGCATACACGGTTTCTTTTCCGCAATGCCGCTGCCCTGGCAGAGCTATCTGTCGCAGACCAGAGGTCAGGAGAGACGAAGTGCCTTGCAGCTCCTTGACGATATTGTACGTGACGGCAACGCTGAATTCTGCGTGGATATTCTCACTCTCGCCCAGCAGAACGGCAGAAGCGATGTGGACAGCGTGAAGCAGTGCTATTATTCTCTGCTGAAAGAAGGAAAAACGCCGGAGCCGCTTGATCTGCTCTCGCAAGTGCCTACGCTGAACTACAACCCCGATATTTCCGTGTATGACGGTCTGACGGGAGGTGAAGCAAATGGCTGATATTGAGCAGATGATGCGAACTTTGAAGCTCGGAGGTCTTGCGAAAGACTGGCGTGAAGTAGAATACCACGATACCGAGCAGTATGTGACCGATCTGCTGCAGATCGAACTTCACGAGCGTGAGGTAAACAGGATCAATCGTATGGTCAAGACCGCAGGATTCCATGTCATCAAAACGCTTGATGATTTCGTATGGAAGCCGGAGATCGAGCTTCCTGCCGGACTTACCCGTGAATACATGGAGGATCTGGACTTCATAAACGCCAAAGAGAATCTCATCTTCATGGGTGCAGTCGGCACGGGCAAGACACATCTCGCAACAGCGATTGCCTTGAAAGCGTGTCAGGAGAGACACAAGGTTCGCTTCTTTACAGCGGCTTCGCTTGCAAATATCCTCCTTGAGCGTAACAACAAGGGTACGCTGAACTGCTTTATGACAAGCCTGAAAAAAGTAGAGCTTATCGTGATAGACGAGCTTGGCTTTGTTCCGCTGCACAAGGATGCGGCACAGCTCATGTTTCAGGTGATCTCCGAGTGCTATGAGCGCAAGAGCATCATAATAACCTCCAATCTGGAGTTTTCAGGCTGGAACACGGTGCTTGGTGACAACCGCCTGACGGCGGCTCTGATAGACCGACTGGTGCATCATTCGCATATTGTGATATTCTCAGGAGAGAGCTACCGCCTGCAGCAGTCGATGAAGCGTCAGAAAACAGCCCGTAAGAAGTGAGCCGCCGAGGTTTTCAGCCTAAATTTACAAAAAGGGCTCCAAAAGTGCATAGGCGGGGCTCCGCAAGGGCTTCAAAAATACACAACAGGGGCGCTACTTCTATGCACAAACCGAGCCCCCACATGTTAATCTTGTGCTGACCGGGCTATGCACTTTTTCGAGCCCCTTTTATGCACTTTCTACTTGACAAACACATATGTTAGAAAACATTTTTGGACATGGTTTATATATGCAATAACCACTTCACTTATATTGTTGGTAGCTTTTAGTTTAATTTATGATAAAAATATAGAATTATCAATTATAAATAGTTGGGTTGGAATTATACTTGGATTAGTTGCTCTTGTTGCTACTGTTTTTTCACTTGGGTTAAGTTTTTATAACTTTGATAAACAAAATGAGTTGGATACTCAAAATCAAATACTTATGAACAAAATATTGAATAATACAGCAGAAACTAAGGAGCAACTAGTCAAATATGGTCTTAGCAATAACTCTATAAAGATACAATCACAAGATGATGTTCGTAATAAAACTGATTTGGATAAGATTTCAAAGGCTTTGACATTTGAGATAAATAACAAGGGTGATGGCGATGATTAATGAGAGAATTAATATTGTACCAATTATAGCTGCAGATATTTCTGGCGATGGATATAATATTACCAATCAATTTGATGAGATAACGATAAAAAAAGGTGCTGTTGGTGAATTTTACATTGACTTTATTACGAGTGCCGTTGTAAATAAGAAATACGATATTAGATATGTTTTAGTAAGAAAAGTCAGCGAAGGCATTGAGGCTCTCCACATTGATAGTTTTATAATCCCTCCATCCAAAGAATTTCTTGAGTCACGAAAAGCTAGCCAAAAAAGAGTGTCGAATGAATGGTCTTTTGGTAAGGGACAAATTATTTTTGGTCATACAAAAGTAAGAATGGACTACAAAACAATAAACAAGAGTGGCGAATATGGAATATTAGCTTTTGCAAAAGAGTCTGAGTCAGATACAGATGATGTTGAATTAACTCCTGATAATTTGATTTGCGAACGACATTTTTTTGTTAATGTCAAAGAATAGAGATTGGCTATTTTTATGCTTGTAAAATAACTTAAAGCTCCGCTTGTCGGGGCTTTTTTCATACCATAAAGAAAGGACGGTGCCTCTCATGACAGCACGGCAAAAGAAATTTGCAGAATACTATGCTCAGAGCGGCAACACCGTTCAGAGTGCTATAAAGGCAGGATACAGCGAGAAGTATGCGAAAGCTGACGCCTGCAAAATCCTAGATAATCCTAGTGTTGCGGAGTATATCCGTGAACTGTCTGAGAAAGCTCAGGACGAGCGTATAATGACCGCAAAGGAGAGGCAGGCACTCTTGTCTGATATCGCTAAGGACGGCAAGAATGACCCTGCTGACCGTATCAGAGCCGTCGATACCCTCAATAAAATGACAGGAGAGTATGTGGCTAAGATACAGGCGGAGGTCAAGACCTCCGAAAAGCTTTCAGACGTTTTCGCTCAGATAGGCGGTGAGGGGCTTGACGAGTAAGTTTCCCCTGTCGCAGAAGTATATGGACTTCATCAACAGCGTTCGAGGTGTGTCTGCGGATTTTCTTGAGGGGACTACCGCAAGCGGCAAAACAACTGTGGGCGCAGGAATAAAGTTCATGCGTATGGTGTCGGCAAGCCGAAAGAAACTTCACGTCATTGCCGCTAAGACTACGGGAAAGGCTGAGGAAACTATCATTCAGCAGGATAACGGCATTCTTGACCTGCACACTAATGCTCGGTACTTCGGCAACGGTGATAAAGACTACAAACTGCCGCATATCAAGTTTGAGGGCAAGATAATCTATGTTCTGGGATATGACAACAAGGATAAGTGGGAAATGGTGCTGGGCGCTCAGTTCGGCTGCGTGTATATCGACGAGATAAATACCGCTGATATCGAGTTTGTCCGTGAGATGTCAACCCGTAACGATTACCTTATGGCGACCCTCAACCCTGACGACCCCTCTCTTCCTGTGTATAAAGAGTTTGTCAACCGCTCACGTCCGTATCAGAAATATGCCTGTGACGTGCCTGCGGAGATAATGAAAGAGCTTACAGAAGAACCTGTACCCAATTGGCGGTACTGGTTCTTTACTTTTCGTGATAATCTTTCACTTACTGATGAGGATATCGAACGGAAAATGGCTGCCGCTCCGAAAGGCACAAAGCTGTATAAGAACAAGATACTCGGTCTGAGAGGACGTGCAACAGGGCTTGTGTTTGACCTGCAAAAGCGAAATATCTTGACAGCAAAGCAGGCGAAAGCTTTCAATTATGTGTACTTCTCAGCCGGGCTTGACACCGCTTACTCGCAATCCTCACCTGATACCATAGCGTTCACCTTTGTGGGCATAACGGCTGACAGAAAGTGCGTCACTCTTGACGAGGAAGTGTATAACAATCGTGACAGACAAGTGCCTCTCACGCCCTCTGACATACCGAAAATATTCACGGCGTTCTTGGAGAAAAACCGCAGGACGTGGGGCTTTGCACGAGATGTGTATATCGACAGCGCAGATCAGGCGACCATACTTGAATGTCAAAAGTTCGGACGGCTCACAGGCAGCATATATAACTTTATCCCGGCATTCAAGAAAACGAAAATAATCGACCGAATACACTTGCAGTCAGCTTGGCTGGCGGCAGGTGATTTTTATATCCTTGAGCATTGCAAGGAGTACGCAGGCGAGCTTAACATATACAGTTGGAAAGAGGATAAGGTTGAGCCGGAGGACGGCAACGACCACCTTATCAATTCCTGTCAGTATGCCTGGCTGCCGTATCGTGACAAGATAGGAAGTGTGAAGATTGACTAAATTCAGCATAGGAAGCAAGGTGAAAAATATGATAAGAAACTGGCTTGATATCCAGCCTGCACCCGAATACAGTATAACTATCACAGAGAAAACAGGTTTTATGACAGATGTGATAAGGTCACAGCTTTGGTATCGTGGTGACGCCGCAGAGCTTTCGCAGTTCTTTGGTCAGCTTAACTTAGGCACTAATTCATTCTGGAGCAGCGTCCCTGAGAATGAAAAGATACGCAAGATACATAGCGGTCTGCCTGCAATAATCGCCGATACGCTGTCATACATTGTCTATTCTGATATGGACGATATCAAGGTCACAGGGGACAAAGCAAAGGCTGACTTCGATAATATCTGCGAGCATATAGACTTCACAGAGCTGACAGGCAAGGCGATAGTTACCGCCCTTGTTGACGGCGACGGAGCTTTCAAAATATCGGTGGATACTGAGCTTTCTGATACGCCAATAGTCGAGTTTATCGGTGCTGACAAAGTGGAGTATAACTTTGTACGAGGTCTGCTGAACGAGGTCGTTTTTCATTCTGTGCATTATGCAGGCTCAAAGAGATTTCACCTTGAAGAGCATTACGGCAAGGGGTACATAGTAAGCCGTCTGTATGACGATAACGGTCACGAGGTCGGTTTGGACAACGTGCCTTGCCTTGCACCGATACCGTCCCGAACTGAGTTTGATGGCGAGTATATAATGGCTGTGCCGCTGAAATTCTTTTCATCACGGAAATACCCGAACAGAGGCAAGAGCATTTTTGACGGCGGTAAGTCTGATTGCTTTGACGCTTTGGACGAGGTGATCTCACAATGGTGGGACGCTATCAGAGCAGGCAGGGTAAAGCAGTATATCCCCGAAAGCATGATACCTAGAGATCCTGCAAACGGCAAGCTTAAAGAGCCTAACCAGTTCGGCAACAGTTACATAAGCATTGACCCACCGCTTTCGGCAGAGGGTGCAGCGCCTAAGATAGAAGTAGTTCAGCCTGATATCAAGTATGAGGCGTTTGTGGCAAGCTATACAAATTGCTTGCTTATGTGTCTGCAAGGGCTTGTATCTCCTGCCACGCTTGGCATAGATGTGGGCAAGATGTCAAGTGCAGACGCTCAGCGAGAGAAGAAAGACGTCACAGGCAACACCCGAAATACTATCACAACGGCTCTTGAAAAGGCTCTGCCACAGCTTGTTTCTGCGGTGCTTATGACCTATGACAATATGCAGGGCAAAGCCCCTGAGACTTATGAGGTGACAGTTGACTTTGGCGAGTACGGCGCGCCTGACTTTGACAGCAGAGTTGAGACTGTGGGCAAGGCAAGCACATATGGTATTATGTCAGTTGAAACGCAGGTGGAGGAGCTGTGGGGCAGTTCTAAAGAGGACGATTGGAAAGCCGCAGAGGTCAAGCGGATAATGCAGGAAAAGGGGCTTACAGAGGGTGAGCCTACTGCGGTAGGTGATGAGTACGCTTAATTTTAAGGACATAGCCAAAATATTTGAGGAGATAGAGCTAAGGCTCATATCTTCGCTGAAACGCAATCTCAAAAGGCACAAGGCGGAGGAACAGCGTTACGGCTTTGAATGGTCTGCTTGGCAGGCTGAGAAACTGAAAAATATGGAGAACTTCCGCCGTGAAAACCTTGACATTATGAACGAGTACGTTGACGTTATCGACGATCAGACAAGACAGCTTATGACGGAGCAGTTTCAAGAGGGTCAGCAGCAGGCACAACGGAGCGTCCAGAAGCTTTCTGACGAGCCTATAACACCTATCCCCGACAAGCATTTCTTTGGCGTGAACGAAAAGAAAATGGCAAAGCTTATGGAAGACGTCACCACCCTTGAAAAGACCGCTGAAACAGCCGCTATGCGAATGACAGACGATATTTACAGGCAGACTTTGAATAGGGTACAGCTTGCAATGGGAACAGGTTCTATGACGCTTAACGAGGCTATCGACCTTGCCACAAGGGACTTCCTCGACAAGGGCATAAACTGTATCGTATACGCTGACGGCAAGCGAGTGAACATTGCCGACTATGTGCGAATGGCTCTTAGGACAACTTCCACAAGGGCAGCGTTGCAGGGTGCGGCGAAACGCTTTGCAGAGCTTGGCTATGATACGGTGCTTGTGTCGCAGTATGGCGGCTGTTCAAAGACCTGTGAGCCTTGGCAAGGTCAAGTATACATTGATGATGTGTTCACGGTATGGGAGGGGGAAAAGGACGAGTTTCAAGGCAAGTCAAATTACTGCGGTGAGTGGTTTTGGCTGCTGTCATACGCCGTAAAGAACGGGCTTTTTCACCCAAACTGCCGTCACACAATGACGCAGTATATACACGGCAGAACGCAGATACCTGAGCCGATACCGGCGGAGAAGATAAAAGAGCAGCGAGAGCTTGAACAGAAACAGCGTGCAATGGAGCGAAAGATACGCAAGTTCAAACGCTTTGCCGAGGGAACGCTTGACCCCGACACAGCGAAAGAATACCGCAGGAAACTCAGGCAGGCACAACAGGAATTGAAAGCCTTTATAAACGCTAACAGCGAAGTTCTGCGGAGGGATTATTCTAGGGAGAAAGTGTATGGCGGCTTGACAGAAAAGGAAAAAGATGATAAAATTGAATTAACAACATCTAACGGAATTGGTGTAACGAAATTTTCAAAACATATGGAAGAGCGAGCTTCCGAAAGAAAGGTTTCTGTAAATGATATAAAAGATGCACTTATAAATCCGCTGTATATTGATGAAATTAAAATTGATAGTTTGGGCAGACCAAGCCAACGATTTATTGGTGAGAAAGCAACTGTTAATGTAAATCCCCAAACTGGAACTATCGCAACTATATGGAAAACAGGCAAGAACAAAATCAACAAGTACAAAAGGAAGTGATTATAATGTCAGAAAAACAAAAAGAGTTTCTTGTTTCTATTGGTATTGACCCAAATGATGAACTTGATGTCATAGAAGATAAAGTTGGTGATTACTTGACTTTGAACTGTTTGGATGAAAATTATAATCCAAATGAAGAAGGCTTGATGTGCGAAAGTATTTTGGATTATATCGGTCAGTTATAAATCTAACCGCTCCGCTACGGCGAGGCGGTATTTTTATACCCAAAATCAGAAAGGACGGATATTATGGACTGGAAAGAAAGGCTGAAAGAAGAATATTCAGAGGTGAAAGAACGCTATGAAAAGCTTAAAGCGTACAACACCAAGCTGAAGGTTAAACTTTGCACTAGCAGACGTGTAGACATTTCGGCGGCGGATAGTTACAGGTGTGATTTGCTAAGAGCTCAGCAAAGAACAATGGGTGAATATCTTCATCTTCTCGAACTCAGAGCAGAACTTGAAGGCATTGAGCTGTAATCAAACATCGGAACTAAGCACCTTAACGGGTGCTTTTTTCATACACAAAATTAAGAAAGCGAGGTCAGAAAATGGACGAGAAAAAGAAACTCCCTGATGAGGAGGAGAAGAAAACTCCCGATACTCACGAGGAGAAAAAGGACGAGCCAAAGGCTGAGGAAAAGCCTGCGGACAAGGCAGATGAGAACTCTGCCGGCAAGGAACAGCCTGCGGTGGACGATAGTCAGGCTGACGAGAACGGTGAGGGTGCCGACAAGCCTGCGGAAGATAAGCAGGAACAGCCAAACGAGGATAAGTCCGACAAGCAGGACAGTGCAGAGAACGCACCTGACGAAAAAGATCAGGAGATACTCAGGCTCAAAACTCAGATAGCCGCTATGCAGCTTGGTATCAAGCCCGACTGTATCGAGGACGCCGTTGCGGTGGCTGAAAGCTATGTGAGAAACGGCAGTCAGCAGGATATCAACGCCGCCCTTTCTGCGGTTGTGAAGAAGTATCCGGATATGAAAGGTGAGGGCGGCAAAAAGTCCGACGGCAAAAAGCAGGGCGGTTTCAAGGTCGGTGCAGGATCTTCGGATACTGATGAAAAGAAGCCACAGAGCAAACCAACAGCGCAGAAACGCTGGAACAAATTCAAGTAAAAACAGGAGGAATGAATCATGCCAAATCTTAATTACGCAGAAGTATGGAACCCCGAACTCTTGGAGATAAGGATTCAGGAAACACTGTCAAGCCCGTTCATCACACAGAACGTTAGGTGGCTTGACGCAAAGACTTTTCACTTCACACAGATGTCAACATCAGGCTACAAGAGCCACAACAGAAACGGCGGCTGGAACACAGGTAAGTATGTTCAGACGGACGTGCCTTTCACACTCACACACGACCGTGATGTTGAGTTTCTTGTGGATAAGGCTGACGTTGACGAAACGAACTCATCAGCGTCTATCAAAAACATCTCAGAGGTATTTGAGAAAACACAGTCTGCTCCCGAAACGGACGCTCTGTTCTTCTCAAAGACAGCTCAGAGAGCGGCAGAGCTTGAGGGCTATCACTCATCAACAGCCGCTTCATCATACACAAAGGGTAACGTGTTCGACAAGCTCAAAGGCTTTCTTTCATCAGGCAAGCTGAGAAGATATAAGTCTAATGGCTCGCTCATTATGTATGTGACTTCCACAATTATGGACCTGCTGGAGCAGTCTGACAAGTTCACACGAAAGATAGAAATGACGCAGATCGCAGAGGGAGGACTTGGTCTTAGAACAAGAGTGACCGACATTGACGGAGTGCCGATCATGGAGGTCATTGATGATGAGCGTTTCTATGACCGCTTCAACTTTGACCCTGAGGACGGCGGCTTTGAGCCTTGCGCCGCAAGCTATGTAAAGACCGCTGATACTGATATCGTGAGCGGCAAGGAGTATTACACCGAATCAAGCGGCTCTTACACTAAGGTATCAGGCACACCGAGCAAGTCTGCACTTGATACATATTATGAAAAGGTCGCAGGCTCACACAAGATAAACGTGCTTATCGCAACACCTGAGACCACAAAGATAGTACCTAAGATCAACAGCATTTACAGCTTTGCTCCGGGCGGACACACAGAGGGTGACGGCTGGCTCTATCAGAACAGAGCGTTCTCAGATGTTTTCACTTTCCCGAACGGCAAGGACGGAAAGATAGACAGCATTTACGCTGACGTTGACACAGCAGAGTACAGCGAGTAAGGGGTGAGGGATATGTACCTCACCTCTACTGAGTTTTGCAATATCTGTCCTGAGTGTGATATCTCCGAAGAACAGTTCTCGGCTATTCGGCAAAGAGCTGAAAGCGATATCGACACGCTGACTTTCAACCGCATAACAGCAGAGGGCATTGACAGCTTTACAGACTTTCAGAGAGAGCGTATAAAGCGTTCCACAGCATTGCAGATGAAATTCATCTATGACAATTCGGAGCTGTTAGAAAGCCCTCTGAGCGCTTACAGCATAAGCGGAGTTTCAATGTCATTCGATAAGTCAAAGGTGGTATCTCTTGACGGCGTTATCACAACACATCAGGTCTACAATGTGCTTATGCAGACAGGACTATGTTACAGGGGGCTGATGTGATGAAGTTTCCTCAGCTTGTACCTGAAAGGGTATGCAAAACGCCCTGCAAGGTCTATCGAACGGACGGACTTAATCGTGACGGCTCAAAGAAGCAGACGGTCATATTTGAGGGCAAATGCTTTCACTCTGAGAAGTCAAGGCAGAAATTATCCGCAGAGAAACAGCTTATAACCTTGTCAGGCGAGGCTCTTTTCTGCGGAGATATCGCCCCTGATAACGCCGTTGTAGAGGGCTATGCGGTCATAGGCGGCAGGACGTACAAAATATATGGCTCTGAGAAAGCCAAAGACCCTGACGGCAGGGTGAATTACACAAGATTGGAGCTGATATAGTGGGCATTGAAATAAAGCTTGATATGCAGGCGATAAAGGCTATCGAGGACGCCGCTGTGAAGTCTGCTGAGGTGGCTATGGAGCAGGTGAGGGCAGACCTTGTGAGTGCTCAGACAATGCCGTTCGATACAGGCGATATGCAGAATAATCAGACCTTTGTCCACGCTGACGAAAGTGGGGCAAGTCTTGTGACAGGCTCTCCGCAGGCAAGACGTTTGTACTATCACCCTGAGTATCATTTTCAGAAAGGCAATAACCCTAACGCAGGTGCGGCTTGGCTTGAGCCATATATCACAGGCAGTAAAAAGGACCTTGCCAAGAATGAGTTTGTGGCAGAGTTCAAAAAGAGGACAGGCGTATGACTTTACTTAACATAGCGGATATGCTGAGCGATATCCTTGACTTGCAGGACGTGTATGCAGGCACTATTGACGGCAACTTTGACAAGTGCATAGGCGTGTACAACGCAAAGACCTCAAAGCCACAGCGTATCTGCATAGGCGGAAAAGCCTGCACCAAAACACTTGAAAAACATATCTCGGTGCTTATCCACTGGACTGATAACCCCACGCAGGCAGAGATAAAGGCTCAAAGCGTTCTTGATATCCTATCCGATATCCGTCAGTATAAGGGTGACGGCTTTACGGTAAAGTATCTCGAATGCAAAGAGTCTGTTTCTGTTGGCAGGGACGAGCGAGGCGTGTGTGAATATGTTATCGAGGCAACAGTATATTACGAAAGGAATGAATGAGTATGGCAAACACAACAGGAGTTTATCCCGTATATGAAAACCAGTTCAAGATAGACAAGACAGGCGGTGACGGCTCGACCGAAAGCAATCTTGTGACTATTGCCGATATGGAGAGCTTTTCAGTATCCATTGACGGCAATATCGAGGAGTGGAAGCCTTTTGACCAGCAGGGGTGGACAAGACGTCTGCTCACAGGTAAGTCTATCACTATCAGTATCTCAGGCAAGAGAAACGTCGGTGACGCAGGCAATGACTACATCGAGAGCCTTGCACTCAAAACAGGTGCGGCGGCAACTACCACCCTTGTGTGGAATTTCCCAAGCGGAGCAAAGCTTGTTATCAAGGGTGTTGTCAGCGTAACAGAATGGGGCGGCGGAGATTCAACGGCAGTCGCACCGCTTGCGTTCGACTTTGCTTCCGACGGCAAGCCTGAGTTTACTGAGGCGACAGCGTAAGAACACAGACAAAACAGGGGAGCGTTCAAAGCGCTCTCCTAATTTTATATATCAGAAAGGATAATAACTATGGCAAAGATGTATACACTCGACAGCAAGCTTCTTACAGGTACACCTGAGATAAGAGTAGGCGACAAGGTCTACCCTGTGGACGACAGGCAGAAAACTGTCAAGAAGATACTTGACATCTGCGACAAGAACGCTGAAAAGAAAGATCTTGATATGATAGACGAGGTTTTCAAGCTTGCGTTCGCACCAAAGGACTACAAGGAGATAGAGGCAATGAATATGCCTTGGGCGGCATATCAGCAGCTTTTCACTCTTGTTATCTCAGCGGTAACAGGCGAGGACGCAGAAAAGACAGAGGCTCGATTTCCGCAGGAAAACGCAGAGTAAGCTTGAAGAAAGCTGGTACTATCTTGACTATGACCGAGAGCTTATCATACAATCCATTGCAAAGCAGTACAATATCCTGCCCTCAGAGCAGGAAAATCTGCATTACAGCGATTGGTACAGGCTCGTTGCAGGGATTATGCACGATACGCCACTGGGTCAGATCGTTCGTATCAGGAGCGAGGACAACAAGGATATCATAAAGAATTTCGACAGGTATGAAAAGCAGATACGCTCAGAGTGGACGGCGTTCAGAAGTCAGAAAGCAAGAGAAACGTTCACAGAGCAGGACAAGCTTGAAACTGCGAGATACTTTGAAAGGCTGTTCAAGGGAATGTTCGGAAAGGCAGGTGATAAGTAATGGCAGACGGAGCAAGCGTTGGTGTTATATCTCTTGACCTAGTGATAAAAAACAAGGTGCAGGAGCAGCTTGACAAGATATCTGCAAGCATACAGAACGGCTTTTCAAAGCCAGTAGAGCAGGCAGAGAAAGCTGTTGAGAACGCTATGGATAAGACCACTAAAGCCATAGACGAGGGCTTTGGCAGTGCGTCGGAGATCGCTCAGAAGAGTATGCAGGAGGCTACTGCAAAGGTGGTGTCTGAAATCGATAAAGCCAATGAGCATATAAAAAACACCACCGACCAAATCGAAAACATCAAGCCTAAAGTTGTGCAGATACATTACAATCCTGAGTATGACCCTGATAAGATAGAGGCTGAGGTTGATGATATCGCTCAGCAAATTACGGCAAAGGCTGACGAGGCGGCTAAAACAGCGACAGAGAGCTTTGGTGATTTTGAAATACCTGAAAGTGAATTTGAAAGGCTTAATCTCCAACTCGAAAATGCAACAGAAAAAATGAGCCTGTTGCAGGCTAAGTATAAAGAGCTTAACGGTCAGCTTGCCGATACAGATGATAGCGGAATTGATAAACTCATTGGAAAGCTGAATAGCGTTGAGGCTCAGATGATACGTCAACAGGCTGTTATCGACAAGACAAAAGCCAAGATAGGAGATCTAAGCAATGCACAAGCATTGGATACCGAAGCAATAGCAGCCACCGCTGTTGCAGAAGCAGAACAAGCAGCTAGCAGTGCGGCTGAAAAGCTGAGAACAGAAGCACTTTCGGCGGCAGCGAAAATATCAGAGGATTTTAAAACTGCTGCCGACCCATTGGAAAGGCTCAAGCAAAAGTTTGAGATAAACCAAAACGCTATTGAGCGAACAGAAGCTGAAATAAAAAGATTACAGACTAAGTTGGCAACAACTGATGACGCAATGGAATCAGAAAAGTTGTCAAATAAAATCGAACAATTGAAAAGCCAATTGATAGGTCTGTATGATATGAGCGACAAATTAAGTGCAAAAATCAAAGAGGGCGGAAAAAGTTTCTCTGTGATATCTTCTGCGGTAAAAAGAGCGGCAAGCCTTGTAAAGACTACACTTGTAGGATCATTCAAAGCAATGAAGTCTGTTGGCTCAAAGGCTGTTGAAACTGTGAAAGCAAAGTTCAGCAAGCTCACAAGCGTTATACACGGCAGTTCAAAGCCATTGTCACGGCTGACAAACTCTCTCAAAAGGGCGGCAAAATCAGTGTTTCTAATGGCTGGTGCATATGCAATTTTCAGAGGCTTAAAGTCACTTGTATCAAACGCTGTTTCAGGCAACGAAGAATTTGCCAAGTCCTTAAACGAAATAAAAGCAAACCTCACCATAGCTTTCACACCGATAATGAACACAGTAATGCCGTATCTCAATACGCTTATGACGGGCGTAGCAGTGGCGACAAAAACTGTGGCGGCGTTTATCTCTGAGCTTTTCGGCACCACCTATCAGAAGTCCTTGCAGGCGACAAAGCAGGCACAGAAGTCAGCGGAGAAGATAAAGAAAACTCAGGACACTTATCTTGCAGACTTTGACGTTGTAAGAGTTGCACCGGATCAGAGCAAGTCCGATACAGACAGTTCAGAGGGCGGCATTGATTACTCAGCCATAAACGGCGACAACGTTCAGCTTCCAGATTGGGCGGAGCGTATGAAAGACGCCATTAAGTCGGGCGATTGGGCAGGAGTTGGCTCTCTTGTGGCTGAAAAGGTCAACGGAGCTTTCGCATACATCAACTGGGACGGTATTCAGAAAAAGCTGAATAGCTTTGTGGATAAGCTTACAGACGGTCTGAACAGCTTTATAAACGGCGTTGATTGGACAGGACTTGGTGACAGCTTCGGCGGAGGCATAAACACAATTTTTGGCGCAGGATACCGCTTTATGAAGAAGTTCGATTGGGCAGGCTTCGGCAAGGGTACGGCTAATTTTCTTAACGGCGGTATAAAGAAAACGAATTGGTCGCTTATCGGCAAGACCCTTGCTTCAAAATGGCAAGCTATCATCGACTATCTTTATTCGTTCGTTACCACCTTTGATTGGTCGGGCTTTGGCTCGTCCATAGGCACTTCTGTGAACGGCTGGTTTGATGAGATTGATTGGGGCAAGGCAGGAACGACTATCTCTGAGGGCGTGAAAGGTCTGCTTGATACGGCAATAAATTTCCTGCAAACTGTAAACTGGCAGGGCATAGGCGAAAAGCTGTGGACGTTCATTTCTACAATAGATTGGAGCGGCATTGCCACAAAACTTTTCAAGGCAATAGGTTCAGCTATAGGCGGTGCGGTATCGGTGCTGTGGGGCTTTATCAAGGACGCTGTTTTCAGTATCCGTGACTACTTTACGGAGAAGATACAGGACTGTGGCGGTAATATCGTTGAGGGGCTTTTCACAGGTATCGTTGACGCTTTCAAGGGCATAGGCACTTGGCTTTATGACCATGTTCTTACACCATTTATTGAGGGCTTCAAGAACTGTTTTGGTATTCACAGCCCTAGTAAGGTCATGGCTGAAATGGGCGGATATATCATACAAGGTCTGTATAATGCCGTATCTGAGGGTATTGCAAAGATAAAGGAGATCTTCACAAAGCTTCTTAACGCTGTCAAGGGCGTTTTCAAAGGCATAGGCAAGTGGTTCAAAAAGACCTTTTCAGACGCTTTCGGAGGCGTAAAGACCATTCTCAACGGTATTATAATGTTCGTAAAAGGCATTTTCACAGGTAGCTGGAAGAAGGCTTGGCAGGGTGTAAAGAAGATCTTCAAAGGCGTGTGGGATACGCTTTACAGCGTTGTGAAAGCACCTATAAACCTAATTATCGGTGCAGTAAACAAAATGACCAGTGCTATTGAAAGTGCGGTCAACTGGATAATCGACGGCATTAACAGCCTGAGTTTTGATGTGCCTGATTGGGTGCCTGGCATAGGCGGAGAAACCTTCGGCTTTGATCTTGACACAATAAGCATACCTGAGATACCAAAGCTTGCCACAGGCGGACTTGCGACAGCACCGACCCTTGCAATGGTGGGCGATAACAGGAACGCAAAAGCAGACCCGGAGGTGATCTCACCTCTGAGCAAACTGCAAGGTATGCTTGATAACGGCAAGCTTGACGAGGTGTTAAGGGTGCTGAACGCTATACTTGATTGGCTGAAAGCTTATGACCCTGTGTTCTTCGGAACAGTTGACAGCAAGGTGCTTTTCAAGTGTATGCAGGACAGCAACAATCAGTATAAACGTAAGACGGGAGTGAGTGCATTTTGACAGGAACATTGCTAAAGATAAACGGCGTGTGGGTGACAGACCCTGACCCTGATAGCTGGAGCCCTGTAAACTGTTACGAATGGACGGCAGGCTCAGGACGAGTGAACACAACAGGCCTGTTTGTGGGTGCAAGAAAGTTCTGCAAATACAAACTGCCTTGCAAGTGGACAATGCTCCCTGTCGCAGATTCAGCCGAGATACAATCCCTTATCGAGGACGGACCCGACTTTGCAGAACTGGAGTTTTGGCACAACGGCAAGTATTATTCTATATCCGCCAACGCAAGTGACTATGTACCGCAGGGGCTTGTCAGACTTGACGGCGGTGAGTATTACAAGAGCTGTACTGTCACATTCGCAGAACGTTAGGAGGACATATGTACACCATAGCAAGCAATGAGATAACAAGCAGGATAGAGAGTTACAAAGCCTTGTGGGGTATGTGGATAGAGGACGCTCAGAGCGGAGCACCTGTGGCATATGACGGCATTCAGAACGTTCAGACGGACATTCAAGCAACCTCTTTGAGTGATGATATAGAGCTTGGAGCTGTCTGTTCTCAGAGTGTGACGGCGGAGCTGGTTGACGACGGAACTAAGTATCTTGGAAATGAGTATGTTTTCAGTTTGTATATGAAAGACAGCTCGGCATTTACCACCTACTCCACCCTAGAATCCTACACTTACGCAGAACTTTCAAAGCTGACAGTTGAGCAGATAAGCAAGCTTGGAGAGGTGCTTGACGGAGAGAGAATACCCCTTGGGCGGTTTACTTGTGTCAAATCGAAAAAGTCAGGCGGGAATACTGAGGTCACTTTTGCGGATAGGCTGTATTTTTCGGACAAGACCTATGTGCCAAAGGTCAAGCTGCCTGCGTGGTCAAAGGCTGTTGAAGACGATATCTGCAAGCAGCTTGGACTTCAAAACGGCAACGACTACACCATCCCTGCAAAGCTGCGTGCAAAGGGCGGAGCAAGGCTTTACGGCAAGGGTCACATAAGGCTGAAAACTGCAAACTTCGACTTCAAAATAAGCTCTATACCCAAAGACACCACAATGCGGCAGATGCTCAGTTACATAGCTTCGGCACAAGGCGAGTTCGGTTTTGTTGACCGATACGGCAGATACGTCCGCAAATGGTACGGCTCGAGCGTGAAGATACTGGACAATAACACTATCGACCTGCCAACACTGGGAGAACGTCCGAATATCCTCGCAGGCATTGTCTGCAAGGTCAGCGACAGCGAAACTCTGCGGCTGGGCAATACCACAGGCACGGCAGGGCGCGTGGTGGAGTTTGAGAATCCATATATGACAATGTCGCTGCTGCGGTCATTGTGGCATAGGATAGGCGGCTTTTCGTGGTATACAACGGAGCTTTTTCACCGCCTTGGCGACCCACGATTTGACGTCGGGGACGTTGTGACATACGTCAGCGACAGCGGCGAAAGCTACGATATACCAATAACTAACATAGGATTCAATTTTGACGGCGGACTTTCAGCCGATATTTCTGCGGTGGGTCTGTCTGTGGAAGAACAGCTTTAGGAGGCGAGATAATGGACGAAAATGAGATAACAACTGTGGCTGATACGCAGGCGGAGAATACTGCCGATACAGCGGACACAGGTCAGACAACGCCCACCACTGAGGAGCTTATCCAGCAGCTCACGGCGAGGGTGGCAGCTCTTGAAGAAATAGTGGGCGAGGAGGAGTATGAGCTGCGGTACTCGGGCGAACAGACGGACGAGCTTTTAGACGGCGGTACAGCGGTGTTTCGTGCAAAGACAGCGGCGCAGATAGTAAGCCTTGTGAACAGGCTCTACCCACTGTATATGCGGTGGGGGTCTTTCACGGTGAATATGAAGGTCAACGCCGACAACGGCTCACAATGGACTTACAACACACGCACAGGAATGATACCCTCTGGGGTCACGAACCCTGCGGTGTTTATGGTGTGCGACTGGAACAAAAAGCACTTCAAATCGCAGAGCTTTCAATACAAAGTTGCAAGCAACGGCAGGGACATCGACTGGGAGGCATACCTTGAGCACACCTCAGACCAGGGCGGCACATACGCTTTCAAGGTGTACTATCTCATAGTCGGCAAAAATGCGGAAGGGGGAAGTATAGTTGGCTAGTTTCACGGAAAATCTCGGACTTAAAAAGCCCGACAGATTGGACAGGTTCAGCATCGATGACTTCAACGGCAATATGGATATTATCGACACTATACCCGATATGAAGAGCGGACAGAGCCTTGTGGGTGTGTCGGTGGGAGAAGCGTACGGAAATATAGGTATAACAGGCATAGCGGAGGCGGTCGAAGATGAAAATATATGAGGGAACAGACGGACTGAGAGGGCTGATAACAAAGCTTATCGAGGTGTGGAATTTCAAGAAGATAACGTATGACGGTGAGGGTTCAACAATAAGCACGAATAATGTTGTATTCCATTTGTGGGTAACTGATGAAGTGTTTCTGTCTGGTCAGTTCAGCGACACAGAGGAACACGGCTGGCTTGACCTCGATGCACAAACAAATAATCTAGTATGTCCTTGTGTAGTTATTTACAAGTATCCAGATAATAGACGTTGGGTAATTTACAAACAAAATGACCTAATTGCTTTTGGTATCCAAAGCAATCAGAACAAAAGACCTCCGATATTTACCGTTATCGGCGAGGTTATTGACTATGAAACGCAGGAAAAGAGTTATGGTTTGGCAACAAGTTATGCAAATAACAATTCAAACCAGTACTCCGTGTTTACTGACGGAACAGCAATAAGGTCAATGCCTTACAGACCAATGTGCAGACGAAAGGCAATTACTTCTCTTGCACCTGTGACGTCATCAACGCTGAACAAGGGTTTTACAAACCTTTATCATGTTCTTTCACACACATCGGGTCTAGAAGATGATCAAACTTATCCTGACTACACAGTGCCCACGCAAACAGTGCTGCTTAACGGCAAGAAATATCTGCTGAGCAGATTTGCTTTTGAGATAAAGGAGGACTAAATGTCAAACATAAAAACGGCGGTTTTAGCCGCTATCGGAACTATCGGGGGCGGCATTGCCGCTCTTTTTGGAGGGTGGACAAGCGCCATGACTACGCTTATCATTTTTATGGTGATAGACTATGCAACAGGCATAATAGTGGCAGGCGTATTCCACCGCTCAGGCAAGTCTAAAAGCGGAGCACTTGAAAGCAGGGCAGGCTTCAAAGGGCTGTGCCGCAAGGGTATGATACTTCTTATCCTGCTTGTGGCGTGCAGGCTTGACCTTATGCTTGGCACAGGGTACATAAAGGACTGCGTGTGCATTGCATTTGTGGTGAACGAAACGCTGTCTATAATCGAAAACGCAGGGCTTATGGGCGTACCGATACCGCAGGTACTCATAAAGGCAATAGATGTTTTAAAGGCTAAGGAGGAGAAATAATATGGGAAAAACATTTAAGGGCATTGACGTTTCACAGTATCAGCAGAACATTGACTTCAAGAAGGTCAAGGCTTCGGGGGTCGATTTCGTTATCATTCGTGCAGGCTATGGCAAGTACGCTAATCAGAAAGACCCATATTTTGAGAAAAACTACAAGGCTGCTAAAGCGGCAGGGCTGAAAGTTGGTGCTTACTGGTACAGTTATGCGGCAACTGTTGTGGAAGCAAAGGCAGAGGCTCAGACCTGTATCAACGCTATCAAGGGCAAGACGTTTGAGTATCCGATATACTTCGACCTCGAGGAGCGTTCACAGTTCGCAAAGGGCAGAACATTTTGCAATAGTCTTGTCAAGACTTTCTGCAATGCACTTGAACATGCAGGCTACTGGGCAGGACTGTATATCAGCCGTTCGCCTTTACAGCAGTACATATCTGCCTACGTCGCTAAGAGATATGCTTTGTGGGTCGCTGAGTACGGCTCAAAGTGCAACTATGGCGGCACTTATGGTATGTGGCAGTACACAAGCAGTGGCAAGGTCAGCGGTATCAGCGGCAATGTTGATATGGATATCTGCTATGTGGACTATCCTGCGAAGATCAAGGCGGCAGGTCTGAACGGTTTCAAGAAGCAGGCTATCAGACCGACTAGCAAGCCGACTACAAGCTCCACCAAGAAGACAGTGACTTATACTGTGAAGCGTGGTGACACACTCTCGGGCATCGCTAAGCGGTACAAGACTACTGTTGCAAAGTTGGTCAAGAACAATGGTATCAAGAACGCTAACCTCATTTATGTGGGGCAGAAAATCAAAATCAAGTAGGTAGTAAGATAGCCGTCTCGGAGTGATCTGAGGCGGCTGTTTTTTTGTTTAGTATATAAGAACAATCGTGTAAAAATCGTGTACAAAAAAGAAAACCACCGTAAATACGGTGGTTTTCGTATGCTTGGCGGAGAAGGAGGGAT